CAGGCCGGGCTTTGAAAAAAGCCGGTTTGTAGGCCTAAAAATGGAGTCGGAGCTAGAGCAAAGGTTTATTGACAAGGTGCGTGAATTGAAAACCAAGGGCTACAAAACAACCAAGTCGGAGCTAATACGCATTCTAGCCGAGTATTGGCTTGATTTTGCCGAGGACATTTTTGCAGAGCGCAGGGGGGCCAAATGAATGAGCTACCAACCTGGAAACTTTGTGTGCTTTTGGCGGTTGCGGTGCCTGTAATTCTGGTTGTGCGGTATTGGAAAAAGCGCAGGGAAATGAAAAACAAGTCAAAAAGTGACGAGCTTTTGGCAATGGGCATTGCCACAAGCAACAAGCGCGGGGTGTTAAAATGAGTGTAGCAGTTGGCGAGTCTTTGAGGTTGCCCGAGGGCACGGTTATAAAATGTCCAAACCCGTACTGCAATGAAACGATTGGGCGACTGTCCAGGCCCTTGACGTTGGGCGACCGTCGCATTTACTTTGCAAACGGCAGCGGGCAGGGCGCACGGGTTGACAGGCTGCCGCACTGCAAATGCTGCAATTTCCGTTGGGCTGTCAGTGAAACGGACTTGCAGCGAATACACACCGGGCGTGGTTGGTTTCCAAACGACAAGCATATGGGCGAGTTGCAGCGGGGCGTTTAATTGGCGGTTAAAAAATCAAAAACAAAGCGGCGTGCAACTGGTAAAAACCATAAAAACCAAAAAGCACAAGTCAAACCCAAAAAGCGCGGGCCTAAACCGGGCCTGCCTCAAAAGGGCGGCGTGCCCCCTGTAGATGCAATGTTTGACGACCCCGAGGTTATTAAAAAACTTCGCAAACATGCGAGCAATTGCTTGTCGTTTGTACAAATTGCGTCCTGCCTTGGAATTTCAAAAAGCGGCTTCTATTCCAGTTTAGACCGGCGGCCCTATTTGCGCGACATTATAGAAGAGGAAAAAAACAAAACCATTGACGAGGTTGCCAACTCGCTAATAGAGGACGCAAAGGCCGGGCAAACAACCGAGCGAATTTTTTTCCTCAAGGCACAGGCGGCTTGGCGTGAAAAATCCGAGGTTGTACACAGCGGCACTGTAAAGCACGAGCTAGAGCTTGAGGTTATTAAACGCATTGACCAAATGGACGCAACACAAAGGGCCGAGCGTCTAAAGGAATTACAAGAGCTAGAGGCAATGGACACCGAAACAATAGACGTAGAGTTTGACGAGGGCTAATGTGGTTACTTTTGAGTTTAGTTGGGGCGAGCGTTTGGTTAGGGTCACGGTGTCAAGGGAAAAAACACGCGAGGCGAGTATTGAGGCCGCACGCAAAAAGCTAAAAGTGCTGCATGGTATTGTTGTGCCGGCGCACGCTAAAATTATAGAGGTTGTCAACTAAATGGCAGTAAAAAAATACGACCGTTGCTTTTACCTTGAGTCAATTAACGCAAAGTTGGGCGCTGTAGCAACAAGGTTTATGGACAGTGTGCAAGATTGGCGGCACGAGCACAGCCGTTTGTATTGGGACTCAACTTGGGCGGCGTGGCATTGCCACAACGCCAAAAAGCGCAACCGTGTTTACAAGCACGACAAGCGGCGGCTAATCGACTTGTGGTGGACGGTCTACTACTTGTGGGGGTTAAAGCTAAATGGGTTGGACTTGGGGCATTTGTATTTGAAACTAGAGGCTAAAGGTAATGCAGGCTGCGCTAAAAGCTGAAAAAGAATACCTGACAAAACTGCAGTTGCAGGACTTGGAAATTGGTGCAGCCGAGCGTGCCCGCACGTCGCTTTTGGACTTTACCGCGTACACAAATAAAAATTACGAGGCCAATTGGCACCATAGGGTTTTGTGCGCCTACCTTGACGCCTTTGCAATGGGGCGCATTCGCAGACTAATGGTTTTTATGCCGCCACGGCACGGAAAAAGCGAGCTTGTTAGCCGGCGGCTGCCGCCGTATTTGCTCGGGCGAAACCCAAACGAGCAAGTTGTGCTTGCGTCCTACGCGCACTCGCTTGCCAACTCAATGAATGCCGACGCGCAAAGCGTAATGGACAGCGAGGAATACAAAAGCGTTTTTCCAAACTCGCGCCTCGTGCAAAAGGGCATGAGTTTTGAGGGGCGCACGCCAAAGCGTCGTGACGACTACTGCGAACTAACGCAGCCCGACCAATTCGGCTATCTAAAAACCGTGGGCGTTGGCGGCGGCCTGACTGGTTTTGGTTTCACAAAGGGTGTAATAGACGACCCGTTTAAAAACCGCGAGCAAGCCGACAGTGAGACAACCCGCGAAATGGTTTGGAAGTGGTACACCTCGACATTTAGCACGCGGCAAAACAACGACTATGCAGGCATTTGTCTATTACAGACGCGTTGGCACGAGGACGACCTTGCCGGGCGTTTGCTGCAACAGGCACAAGACAACCCCGAGGACGCCGACCAGTGGGTTGTGCTCAAAATGCCGGCGCTTGCAGAGGACACCCCCGCAAACCGAAACGACAAAAGAAAACCGGGCGACGCGCTTTGGCCTGCAAAATACCCGGTTTCATTTTTGCGCACCCAGAAATCAAAGGACGCACGCGACTGGGCGGCACTTTACCAACAAAGCCCCTACACCGAGGGCGGGGCTATTCTAAAAAAACACTACTGGCAGTATTACGACGCGGTGCCGCGTTTTTTGGACGAGCTTATTATTTCGGTCGACTGTGCATTTAAGGACCTTGAAACGAGCGACTTTGTTGTTATGCAGGTTTGGGGCCGCAAGGGTGCCGACAAATACCTTGTCGACCAGTACAAAGACAAAATGGACTTTGTGGAAACGTGCAACGCACTTTGGGGGCTTGTAAAGAAACACCCAACCGCACGGGCAAAACTAATAGAGGACAAGGCAAACGGCACGGCGCTGATAAGCTCAATGAAGCGGCGCATTTCGGGGCTAATAGAAATTGAGCCACAAGGCAGCAAAATAGCAAGGGCGCAGGCTGTAGCACCTCAGTGCCAAAGCGGCAACGTGTACTTGCCCCGGCCTGCGGCTGTGCCTTGGGTCAATGATTTTGTTGACGAGTGCGCAAAATTCCCTAATGCTAAAAACGACGACCAGGTAGACGCCTGCAGTCAGGCACTTTTTTATTTGGAAACCAACGAGGGCATTGATATACGCAATTTAGCGAAATGGTAAAGGGGGTTATTAATGAAAACGGTTAAAAAGGCGGCCAAGGCACTGTTGAGGGTCGACGGTTGGCAAAATATCCTAACCGGACTTGGTTACAGTGGTAAAGACAAGCGGCTGCCCGCAGAGGCCGTTTACTACAAACTTGCAGAGGGCGACGCCGAGGAAATTTATGCCTCGGACGAGATTGCAAGCAAAATTGTGGACATGCTGCCTCTCGACATGCTGCGCGAGGGTTTTAGTCTTGTCAGCCCCGAGCTTGACGAGGAAGTGCTCGACGAGGCTATGGACTACGCCGAGCGTTTGCTTGCTACAGAGGACGGCAGCAAACTGGGCGACGCCCTTATTTGGGGCAGGCTTTACGGCGGCGCGGCCCTTGTGGTGGGCACGGGCGACGTTGAGGTTAAAGACCCGCTAGAGCTTGACCAATTGCAAACAATTGAGCATTTGACGCTTTTAAATCGTTTTGAGCTAATACCGCAGGCTATAAACGGCGACCCCTCAAGCGACAACTTTGGTATGCCCGAAACCTATCTAATACAGCCCCGAATTACGGGCAGTGTGGAAAACGAAAACGCCGCAGCGTTTCAAAATGCGTCGCTTGAAATACACCACAGCCGTCTAATTCGTTTCAGTGGTGCGAAGCTGCCCCGGCGCATGTTTATTACAAACCACTACTGGCACGACTCAATACTAAACAAGCTGCAGGACGACATTAGGGACTACCAGGCCGCTTTTGCCTCGGCTGCGGCGCTCATTTTGGATTTTTCGCAAGCCGTCTACAAGGTTAAAAACCTTGCGGACATTATTTCGGCACCCGACGGCAAGGCAACCCTCGAAAACCGTATTGCAATAATAGACCGCTGCCGTTCAATACTGCGCGCCGCTATTGTGGACGCAGACGGTGAGGACTTTGAGCGAAAAACAACGACGCTTGCAGGCCTCGACAAAACCCTTGACAAGCTCGCACGCAAATTCACGTCTTCGACCGAATACCCGCACACTGTATTGCTCGGCGAGTCGCCAAGCGGCATGGGCGCAACGGGCGACTCGGAGCGTGACGACTACTACACGACGGTTAGGGCGCGTCAAGTCCAGGAATTAAAACCCCGCCTAATGCGTCTGTTTACACTCATTTTTGCCGCAGGCGACGGCCCCACAGGCGGCAAAGTGCCGGAAAACTTCGATATTGAATTCAACCCCCTGCGGCACCTTGACCAAAGGGAAACAATAGAGGCCCGCAAGCAACAAGCCGAGGCCGACCGTATTTACATAGAAACCGGCACCGTTGACCCGCTCGAAATTGCTGCAAGCCGCTTTGGGTCGGGCGAGTATTCGTTTGAAACCGAAATAGACACCGACCTGCGCGAGTCAATGGAAATTGACCTTGAAAAAGACGACCCGCAGCCGGCACCCGAGGACGACGGCGAGCGCACCGACGGCTGCAAGGGCAAACGTAAAAAGGGCAAGCGCTCAAGGCGCTACAACGGCAAAAAATACAGGTAAAAAATGGGTTTAAGGCTAAAGACACAACCGCAAATAGACGTTGCACTGCGCAGTCGCGTGGCGTGGCACAAAATAAGGGGCAACAAGTACAGG